TTCAGTTTGCAGGTTTAGCTTCCAGCCTATCACGCTTACGCCAAACAAGATCGCTCAATTCGTCCATCCATTCTTCTGGAATAGCTTTATCGGTAGCATTGCGCATAGTCATCGCCTGAAGAATGTCCGCAATTCGCAGCCTGTCAACTACATGCCGAGGCTTAAGATCGGTCGAAGGCTCTTGAGACTCTTTCTGTTTTGCCTTGGCTTCCAGCGCATAGCGCAAGGCATCAATTTCATCCTGACGGCGAATTTTGCGTGCTACAGAATCGGCCACTTTCTTGCTAGAGTCGTTCATTGGAAGATAGTCTGCAGGGTAAAACGTTTCGCGGCCATCTTCTCTCCCCCACGGGCAGGGTACGGCAACTCCGCCACCGCTTTTACCTTTTAACGCAGATTCGTCTGTTTTCGCCGCCATTTGCCTGGCAATTTCAGCCATTGCAGCAGAACTCCCCCCTCGCCGGCTAGCGATAATAATCCGATTGGAGCTTGCGCCTCTGATCAATTCATCCACAAGTTGCTGGAGTGATGCAGGCAGCGGCGCGTCAGGGTCTTGCGCAAAATCGCCTTTTGAAAGCAGTGGCATGGTGGCTCGTTGGCTGGTTGCTTATCAAGCATAGCACGCTCAATGCAGTGTCAATGCTTTCCGGCTGACAAGTCGCGTAATGCCTTCGGGATCCACGACAACCACGCGACCGCCGGAAGGCAGCAGCTTGTACGGATATGGCAGCTTCCAGCCGGATTGGCCGTCGTGCTTAACCATCGTGTAGTCGCGTGGGCGTTCCATGGGTCAATCATAGCTCATCCCTGCCGGCAAATGTGCTAGGATGCAACCGGCAACCACAAACCGCAATGATTCTTGCCGATTTCCAGATTCGCGCCCTTTGCGAAGCCGGCATGGTAACTCCATTTGACCCAGAATTGATTAACCCGGCCTCGCTAGACTTACGCTTGGGAGACAATATCTTAATTGAATCTGCGCAAAGTCCAGAGCTTGTGCCAATGTCGATCGAAGGTTACACAGAAGAGGAGCCCTACCTGATGGTGCCAGGACAGTTTTTGCTAGCAGAAACGATGGAGACTTTTAATTTACCCAAAAGCATTACAGGCCAGTTTTTGCTTAAGTCAAGTCGCGCAAGGGGCGCGCTTCAGCATCTTCTTGCTGGTCATTGCGATCCAGGCTGGCACGGCTCAAAGCTGACGCTAGAGCTGAAAAATGTTCGCCAGCTTCACCCGATCAAGCTATGGCCAGGACTAAGGATCGGTCAAATGAAGTTTTCACGCATGGACGCAACGCCGCTTGCTTGCTATGCCGTCACCGGCAGGTACAATGGTGATGCAACCGTTACTGCATCAAAGGGATAGAGTCATGGCAAATCTTGAAGAGACGCTGCAGGAACGCGGCAGCCGCTATGGCAGCTTCGTGCATCATGCTGCGATAACGCAGGAGCTGAAGGCAACCATCAGGCGCTACCTTGGCTCCCCTGAGTCACTGGAGCCAGATCAGCAGGAGGCGCTGGATATGATCTGCCATAAAATTGGGCGAATTGCTTGCGGCGACCCAAATTATGCCGATAGCTGGCACGACATTGCCGGTTACGCCAAGCTAGTAGAGGATCGCCTCAATGGGACAGTTCGCTAATGGGTGGTCGTAACAATAGAACCAAATGCCCCGATCTTAACTGCGGCTCGCTTGATGTAATCGTTGTCGAAACGCGCTACATGGTATGCGGCAGCCGCGTAAGGCGGAGGCGTTGTGAATGCTGCAAGAAGTTGTGGCACACGATACAACCGCCTGAGCGAGAAGTCGAAGGCTGGGGGTTTTCCTGGCCGAGGCGGGGGCCAGTTGCTCGACTGCCGCCGGCAGAATTGACGGAAAATGACAAAATATAGATAATCAGTAGATTCTGTGGTTTGTGATTACGCCAGACTCTCCTTTTGCCAGGTTGAACTTACCTAAGCACAAATACTTGAACGCATCGAATGCGTGATCGACGCCAAGTTTTTTGTTTGGCATTCTAGTGCCTTCAGCGTAACCAAGCGTGCGAAATGACTTTATTAACTCACGGCAGCGTGGGTGGATTTTGGTATGCACTTCTCCGTCAGCAGTGCGCAATGCTGCATTGGCTGCGCGAATGCCATCAGCAGTATTATACGGCACTTCTGGAGCGTACACAGTAATGCCAGCTTTGCGCAGAATTTGGTGATCACTTACACCAACACCTGAAGTCTGCTTGCGTTTGCCGGTTGGATCTGGGCAAGCAACAATGCGACGATTTTCGCCGTATAGATCAATTAGCACTTCAGCCATGTCCCACGTTGTAGCGCCTTTTAAGTTAAGCTCATTAAACACGCGCAGTTCTACAGCTCTACCGTTTACTTTGATAATGTTAGCGCAGATAGCGGTTAGCGGATCGTTATTAAAGTCCATGCCTACATAAAGCGGCAATTCTTCATCGTCTTCAATGGTCGAATCGACGTTAAGCATCGAAAAGCAGGACACGACCAATCCCGTGTTAGACAAAATCTTTGCCTCATATTCACGTTCAAACACTTCGGGCGCAAGTGTTTTTTTCGCTTCTTCGATTTCAGCAATAGGAATGTTGCCGCCTTGCAAAGAAGTGTACTCATAAAGCGTCCACTGCTGCGGGTCGAGTCGATCAAGCCCAGGATCGGCAAGGTCGGCATCTTTAAGTAATAGAATTAGCTCATAGAACCATCCGGCGGTGCCTTCTGGTGATGGCGTGGTAGTGAATAGCGCCCAACCGCCACGGTCCGACAGTGCAGGGCGAATAACAGAACGCCATGTGTATTCTTGCTGAAACGCGCACTCGTCAAGCACAACGCCTGTTAATGCCGGCCCGCGCAATGCGTCTGGGTCTTCCGATCCCTTGAGATAAATAACAGAACCGTTAATTAGGTCAATGCGCAAATTGGATTCATTTTTTTTTCTTATCCAACGCTCTGGAATGATAGTCTTGTAGGTATCCCACGCAATATCTTTTGCCATTCGATAAGTTGGGGCAACGTAATAGTAGACCCCTTTCCGCTCTGCTGCGCCGCGCAGTAGTTCAACGCCACCAAGTACCGTCTTTCCCCCTCTCCGGCCAGCGAGAACAACACGGAAGCGGCGCCGATCGTTGAAAATCTGCCCCTGCATTGGCCGCAAAGACAGTTGATTCCTGCCGGCCAGGAAATCACCGCTTCGGCGTAATCCTGTTGGGGCGGTTGCTACGGTCACGCCGGCTCGATCTTGCTTGCTGACTGTAGCTCATGCTTTCTGGCGCCGGCAGGCTAGGCTAGGGGCAAACGCATTGCCGCGATGAACACTGCAAGGGCACTAATATCACTTCCAAATTATGTAGACAAAGAAGGTCCATTTTTTATGGACAGTACAGTAGTGCAGATGCGCCAAAAATGGGAGATCATGCGTGCCGTCACTATGGGCACCGAGTATTTACACGCAAACGCTGAAGTTTACTTGCCGCGTGAACCTAGGGAAAATTCGGCAGATGGTAGTTACGACCCGTGGGAGGCTCGCGTTAATTTATCTGTTTTGGCGCCATTTGTTAAACGGCTGATTAGCAATGCTGCCGGCATGGTGCTTCGCAGGCGTATCAGGCTGGAGGGTGGCGACCCATACTGGGAGGAAAAGTTTAGGAAGGATGTTGATGGTGACGGCGCTTCCTTGGATCAGTTTGCTAAAAAACGATTAGAGGTTGCGTTGACTTATGGTATGTCGTCCATAATTGTTGACGCAGAAAGACGGGTTGCAGTATCTGGCGTGGATGAAATTGATCCGCTACGTCCCTATTTTGTGCCGGTTGATCCGTGGCAGTATTTAGGCAGCCGGCGAGAAAGTGACAGCCCCGGCGCAAAGCTAGATATGTTTCGCTATCAAGAGGAACGCAAGGAAAACGATGGCAGGTATGGAGAGAAGTATGTCGCTATCGCTCGCGTCATCGTACCAGGAGCCTACGAAGTAATCAAAGCAAACGAAAGCGCTGGCGAAGTTGGAGAGTTTTTGCTTGACTACATTCCACTTGTAAACATATACACAGAAAAAGAAGGTTATTTGTGTGCTTCTCCGCCGCTGTCTGATGTGGCGCACCTTAACATTGCGCATTACAGGCGGCTGGCCGACTTACTGCATTCGCTGCATATTGCTGCCATCGGCTTGCTAGTGCTTGAGGATTACGATGGCGCGGAAGGTGTTACGGGCCAGAACTACGCCATTAAAATGAACATTGGCTCTAAAGCGTACTGGGTTGAATGTGACGCGGGTTCCTTTACAGCGCAATCAGAATTACTGGATCGCCTGGAAAACGAAATCTCGCATCTTGGCGTTACTAAGCT